TGACAAGATGATTGCCCGCCGACAGCTTCGTGGTAAGGCGTGGGGCGCGAATGACCTTGCGGCACAGCTTTCAGGCGATAATCCAATCCAGGCAATCGGTGATCGTGTAGCGCAATATTGGGCGACACAGTATGAAAAACTGCTTACCCTTACTGTTCGCGGTATTATCGCTGACAATATCGCGAATGATTCCAGCGACTTGGTGGTTGACATTTCAATCGATAATGCCACTAGTGCCACCGCCGCAAATAAAATCAGCGCTGAAAAAACTATTGAAGCTGTGCTCAAGCAAGGCGATCACTTCAATGAGGTATACGCTATTGCTGTTCATTCCACGGTCTATTCAACATTGCTTAAGAACGACCTGATTGACTATGTGCAGGACAGCCGCTCCAATCTACTTATTCCCAAGTATATGGGGCTGAATATCGTTGTTGACGATGACCTGCCAGTAATTGCAGTTACGGGCGGATACAAGTATCATTCGTACCTGTTTAAGCAAGGCGCTATTGCGTTTGCCGAGAATCCCGGGAAGTATATTGCAAATGAGGCATATCGAGATCCGAAAGGTATCGGTGTTGATTCGCTCTATACCCGCAGGCAGTTCTGCATCCACCCGCTCGGCTTCTCTTGGGTTAAGTCCGCTGATACTGCTACTTCGCCGTCTGATGATGACCTATCTGCTGCTGCATCTTGGAATAGGGTATACAACGCAAAGAACGCTGGCGTTATCGCGCTGATTTCCAACGGCTAATAGGAGGCTGTGCAATGTTCCATTCACGGAAAAGATATCAGAAAATAATTCTGGCCATGGATGATGCGATGACTACGTCCCGCGATATGAATGTCGCGGGGCTGGCGTCGGCCATTACCCTTGCGACAGAATTGAGGACAGATTATTCGGCGCATGTCGCCGATTATGGCGAATCAACCGAAGAGCATAAGGCACTGCATGCCGCAGGCCAGCTCGCCGCCACAAGTGTCGTGCCATACAATCTTGCAACCTTGCTTGCGCTTGTCAACGACCTGACGGCAAAGTACACACTACATAACACCGATGCGGCAAGCGCAACGCCAACCTACCATATCGCGCAGGGTACTACGAGAGTGCTTGCTTCGACAACAGCCGTTACAACGCTTGCTGGGGCAATAACAAGGCTGAACGATATTAAGGCGAAATTCAACCTGCACGATGCGGACTCGACCGCGCATACCACGGGAAGCAAGTATCAGATTGCCGCTACTGATGCGGCACTTGGAGCGGCGATATTCGTTCCTATGGCAAACGTGAAGGCTGGTGATATGGTTTCATGGGCGATTCTAAAAGCTGGAACCGGAACCGTAACCGGCGTGTCTGCTGTTGCAAGCAATGGCGGCATAACGTTCACGTTTAGTGCTGATCCACAGAATGACGCAATCATTTCGTATTGTGTCGCGGCAGAGTAAGGAGTGCCTGGAATGGAAGGATTGAAATTGCCGAAAGGTGCCCTTGAAAAAGAAAAAATACGAGCCATCCTTTCCAGGCTTGATATGCTTGAAAAGCGCGCCAATGATGCTGAAACAAGGCTAGAGGAGCTAATGAAGCGTCTTGACTCTCTCAATGTGGTCGACAAACGCATCGGCGCGCTTGAAAAAGCGCTGGAGAAAAAGAAGTGAGCCTGTTAATTGTCGAAGACGGTTCAGGAGTCCCTGACGCGAACGTGTATTCGACACTCGATGCGTTCAAGGCATATACACCGCTCGGGGGGCTCTCAATCCCAACAAGTGCTGATGATACCACTCTTGAAAAGGCGCTCATTCGAGGCACGGCATACATAGAGGGCGCATATTCATACAGATGGCCGGGGTATCGGATGACGCAAACGCAAGGGTTGTCGTGGCCACGGCATGAAGCATGGGACGCTGACGGGTATGCGCTGGTTGGGATCCCGGCGAGCATTAAACACGCGTGCTTTGAAGCGGCGCTCGTTGAATTGGCTGAACCTGGTGCACTGACTGAAGCGCTCGAGCATGGAGGAATGATAACGCGCGAGAAAGTCGGCAGTCTCGAAACAGGATATGCTTCTGGTGCGCCTGTTGGAATGGTGTATCCAGTACTTAAGAATTGCCTTGCTGGCATCTTGAAAGGCAATGGCAGTGTGAGGCTGTCGCGATGAATTATCAAGAGAAGCGCAAAATGGCTGCTGCCCGCATCTCAAGAAACGGTAAACTTCTCACTTTGCGCTATCCCGGTTCATCGTCTGGATGGGTATATGCCTATGATCCGATATTAGGTGATACGTGGACGCTTGTTGCAGAGCCGCATACGGTAGTGCATGCCAATCCTAGTAGTACGCAAAATGATTACACTACCTATGGCGTAGAGCTGTCTTACACCGACAAGGACTACGACGGTGAGCGCATCAAGATTGGCGACAGGAAATTCATGGTGTCTGCGCTGGCTGATAGTGGCGCTGAGATACCGAAACCGAATGTTGGAGGAACGTTATTTGTTGGCACTTCGGATGATACCGCATTGACGATTGTGACGGTTGAGCCGCTCATGCCTGGCGATGTCGTGATTTACTACATGATACAGGCGAGGGGTTAATATGGGTGTTGCTGGAGACGGAACATTTACCGCATCGATTGAGAGCTTTGTTGGCAAGGCTCTCGCAAAGAATGACGCAGTATGTCGAAAGGTATTTGGCGAACTTGCTACAAACATTATCATGGCAACACCTGTTGACACAGGAATGGCACGTGCGAACTGGATTCCCTCTGTAGGAGATCCTGACCTTTCTACAACCGCATCAACAGATTATGAGTCGGCGAAAAACAATGCGAAGGTCGTTGCAACATTCTGGAAACCTAAAGAGGCTGACGCGTTTCTATCCAACAGCTTGCCGTACATAAAGGTGCTGGAACATGGGCTTTATCCTAATCCGCCGAAGAAAGGCAAAGGCAAAACGATCAATGGCTACAGCACGCAGGCTCCAGCTGGTATGGTTGGTATCACGATTGCAAAGATGCAGGGGAAGGTATGAGTCTGATTGATGTTCGCCATGCGCTCATCTCACGGGCAACGAGCTCCGCTCCAGGGGCCGCGATTCCTGCCGACAAAACGTGGTTTGAGAATAAGCGGCACATGGAAGGAACTACTGAAATTCCACCGCCTAACAACTCTCTCTGGTATCGCATTCTATGGGTTCCGGGCCCACAGCCGAACATGGACGGATGTGGCGCTGGCGCAAGAGTAAGGCACACTGGGTTCTTACAGGTAAATGTCTGTGAGCCGAGAGACGTTGGCGACGTACCGATGACAGCCGAAGCGCAAAGAATCATGGACTGTTTCAAGCCTGGCACGAACCTTGTCTACAACAATCAGACCGTCACAGTGACGTCATGTGGCATGGTAAAAGGGCTTTTTGATGGTACGACTGGCAATCCTGTAGTCGCGGTTCGCGTCTATTGGGTAGCTGATGTGAATAATTGAAAACATACCTTTGGAGGTATTTATGGCAAGAGCAAGTGGCTCAAGGTGGCAGCCGTCATACGTCACCGAATCTTCTTTAGGCGTTCCGTCCGGAACTGCATTCACGAAAACAAGACTTTTACTGGCGTCCGGGCTAGAACAGAGACGCAGTAACCTGCAAAGCCAACAGGCGGTAGGCGACCGCTCAGTAGCGCCTGGCAGACTTGGCAATAAAACCAACACATTCCGGGCGAATGGAGAATTGTCATATGGGACCTTTGAGGACTTCATTGCTTCGGCGTGTATGAACTCATGGGTTGCAGCTGGAACTGCAATCTCCGCGCTTTCCGTGACGGTCGTTGCAGATACCACGAACACGATGGCGGCAACAGGCATTGGCGGGACAGGTGCTTCGCTGATTTCCGTTGGCGATTATGTCAAGGTTTCTGGATTCGCTAGTGGATATACTGCGAACAATGGATTCTTCAAGGTTACCGCTCGCACCGACAACATGCTTACCTTTGGCGAAGCAAAAGACCCTGAAACTGGTGCGTCTCTGCTTACCGCGGCAACGTCACAGGCTGGAATCACGGTGCAGCGAATGGGATATCTGATAACTGGCTCAACCGAAAAATCTCTCGCTTTTGAAGATGCGCAGCTTGATACTGCTACTCCGATTTACTTTGAAGCACTAGGCTGTGTCGCTAATGGCATGACGCTTTCGATGGCAACCGATGGAATTGTAACCTGTAACTTTGATTTTATCGCCAAAAAGATTCTAGGGCCTTCGGGTACGAAGTATGCAGGTTCTTACGCCGATCCTTCAACGACGTTGCCGATTCGTGCAACTGATAGCGTAGTAGTGGTAGATGGTGCTCCTGTCGCGACAATTACGCAACTTAATCTTGCCATGGCGAATCAGAGAAGCCCTCAGTTCTCAATTGGCCTTGATGAAGCAACAGGCATTTCATACGGGCGTTCCAATCTCACTGGGAATCTTAGCCTTTATGTTGAATCCTCTTCCTTCTGGACAAAATATGCCGCTGAAACACGGTTTGCGTTGGGTTTAAGGTTTATGGATTCTGGCGGAACGACTGGGTATGCACTTGACGTCCCAAGGGTTTTTATTACCGATGCGCAGTTCCAGAAGAGCGAAACTGACGTCATTCAGAATATCCCGTTCCAGGTTGAGAAAGACCCAACAAGCGGCCTCATCAACTGGCGCTGGTGGAAATTAGCATAAGGCTATAGAGGAGCAATAATGAAGTTTTCACGGTTCGATTCGCAGACACTTGCAGAAAAAGGCATTGACGCCGAGGTTCCAGACCCTATTACTGGAGAGCCTTCCGGCCTTATTCTGACACTACTTGGTGCCGATTCAAAGGTATATCAGGCGGGGCTTGAAGAGATTCTCTCACGCAACAAAGCTCGTGGTATCAATACCTTGCGACAGGAAGATTTGTGCGAACTCTTTGCGCGCTGTACCGTTGGCTGGAAAGGCGCTGAAGAGGACGACGGAAGCGAGGCGAAATTCTCTCAAGAAGCGGCAAAAGAGAAGTATCTAAAGCTACCGTATTTGGCAACGTTCGTTGGTAATTTTATCACAACGAGGAAGAATTATTTTCCGAAGCCCTAACTGCACTATGTGAAGCGGTTAGGGCGTATTGCGACTTGAATGTCCCCGCGAAGGACGATGAAACTTCTTTGCGGGAACAGCTTGAAGCACGGGAACGGCAAGGACGTGGGCATGATGAACGGCTTGATTCCGTGCAGGTTCCTGAAGGGTTTGAATATTTATGGCAAATGTTTTGGGATTTGCGGAGCGGACTTGCGCAGGGTTTTTCTGTGGCAAAGATCACGTGGCGCGACATTTTAGATTATCAAGAAGTAACGGGGTACCGACTATCGTTGTGGGAAATTGAGGCATTGCGGGCAATGGATGCGGCCATAACGAAATGGCGTGAGGACAATAAGGACTAATACATGGATGATGCAAGCTTAATTGTACGGGTACATAATGAAGGTATCCAAGAAACCACGGCTGGGCTCCAAAATCTGGCTAATCAAGGCCGCACTACAGAAGCATCATTTAGTTCTCTTGCGCTCAAAATAGCAGGCTATTCCTCAGGGATGAATCTTGGCATCCAAGTTACTCGAGCGGCTATTCGAGAGTTTGTTGACCTTGGCAAAGAGGCAGTCGCGCTTGCTGGAAGTTTCGAGCGTTCGCGTGTGGCCTGGGGCGTCTTTTTGAAAGATGTTGGGGAAGGCTCGAAAATGTTCGGCGAACTTTATTCCCTTGCCCAACGTACCCCTCTTTCCTTCCAAGGCGTAGAAAGTGCCGCCCAAATGCTCAAAGGCTTCGGACTCGCCACTGAAGAAATCATTCCTACTCTTGAACGCATGGGAGACGTTGCGCGCGGCAACGATGAAACCATGCAACGACTCGCGCTTGCTTATGGACAGGCGCTTGCACAGGGCAGAGTCCTTACTAGAGACCTTTACCAATTCGTCAATGCTGGAGTCCCAATATTCGAGGCTTTGTCGCAAGTCATGGGGAAATCTGTCGAGCAGGTGCAGGCTCTTGTTACCGAAGGCAAGGTTGGCTTCCCTGAAATTGAAAAGGCCCTGAGAGCCCTTACTGAAGCTGGTGGGCAATTTGAAGGCATGATGGATAAGGCCGCAACGACCTATGAAGGTAAATTATCTATCGCCAAAGACAACTGGAAGGCAATGCTCGCCGAAATGGGGAAGTCTTTACAAGACTCTCTAAAATCATGGCTTGATGATTTCAATGAATATTCTGATCGAGTATTGGGCAGAAGAAATATAAAAACAGTCATTGCTTCCGGTGGGTCAAGTGGAAACATTCAAGCAGCACTTGCATTTGCGCGAGCCAATCCTACTCAACTCGAAGGTGTAATACCGCCAGGATATGCGCCTAATATTACCGGGCAAAGGACAGGGATAACTCTTCAAGAACAAGTCTTGGGGATTTTAAGGGGATTACAAAAAGAGCAAACACAAACCGCTCTCGAGGCTGGAAGACTTAATGCTCCAAGTGGCTATAAAACTCTTTCTTCTTTGAGTGAATGGTCTGATTATAACGGCCAATATGCGACATATAATGGGAAACTTTATCGTGCCGAAGGAAGAAAATGGGTACCCGTAGAAGATCAATCACAAAATAAACCTGATTGGCGACAGTGGCTTACAGAAGCAACAGGCATTGATGCTACTAAGACTCGCTATGAACTTGGATGGGAGAAGCCCACAGGCTCTTATGTTGTGCAAGAATGGATAAATCAGCACACAAAAGACCTGCCGAATCTCCCACCAGAATTACAGGAAAAAGTAAAAAAACAGTTTGTTAATAATGCGAATGATTTACTCTATGGAATGCTTACTTCAGGCATTTGGAAGCTCGGCGAAGGTACCATAACCTTATTACAAAATGCAATTAAAGAATATTCTCCACAAGAATCAGAAAAATATCTTGGGTCGGCTGAATCAAGAGTTCCTCCTGATCGCTGGATGTATATGCCAGGTGGAGGAATTCCATTATTAACGCCTGAAGAAGCACAGGCAGAGCTAGAACGAATCACTGCATCGGTAACGCTCTCAGTATCTCAGGAACTTAGTGCTGCGGCATCACGCGTGCCAACCGATAGATGGCTCTACAGACCTGGTGGTGGTACTAAACTACTCACTCAAGAGCAAGCGGATTCTATTATCGCTACTATAGATGCGCAGATAGCTACTGGCCTTAGAGCTGAACTTGCTGAGTCTGCTAATCGTGCGCCATCTGATAGATGGGCAAGGTTACCAGGCGGTGGTTTACAGTATTTAACACAAGAGCAAGCTGATGCTTTTCTTAATGATATAAGCAATCGAATTGCCTTTGATACCGCTATCGAACTTTCCAAAATGGCTGGGCGCTATAAAGGCGACAAATGGGAATCAAAGCCTGGCGGCGGTGTTCCCCTACTTACACCTGAGCAAGCAGATTCGATTATAGCTGGAATAGATAACAAAATATTTAGCTCAACAATGCTTGAGCTGGCAGAAGCGTCAAAACGAGCCCCGCCTGATCGCTGGCTTAATAAAGTTGGTGGAGGCATTCCATATCTCACGCCAGAAGAAGCCGATATAGCACTTGAAACCATACAAGCGTCGATTGATTTGTCTACAAGGATTGAATTAGAACATTCCGCGGCAAGAGTATCCGTTGACCCGTATTTATATAAACCAGGTGGCGGTGTTTCTTTCCTTTCTCCAGAAGCTGCAAAAGCAGTTACTGATTCAATAGATGCACAGATAGCTACCGGGCTTAGAGCAGAACTTGCAGAGTCTGCAAAGCGCGCTCCAACGGATCGCTGGCTTAATAAGGTTGGTGGTGGTATACCATACCTCACTCAAGAAGAAGCACAAACTGCCCTCGATACTATTGCGTCAAGTATGTATTTAGATAGCCTCATAGAAATGCAGGCTATGGCATCCCGGGCTCCTACTGACCGATGGATGTATAAATCCGGCGGTGGTAAGCCATATCTCACGCAAGAGCAGGCAGATGCTTTTTGGGAACCAATAAATGCTAGTATAGCCACTGACCTTAGAACTTACCTTGCAGAGGCTGCTAAGCGTGTTCCACCTGATCGCTGGATGAATAGGCCTGGCGGTGGTATACCGTTACTTACACAGGAACAGGCTGATACTGTCCTAGAAGTTATCGATACACAGATAGCTACAGACCTTAGAGCAGAGCTTTCTGAGGCTGCTAAACGTGTTCCTCCTGATCGCTGGATGTATAAACCGGGCGGTGGTATACCACTACTTTCACAAGAAGAAGCAAATGTTATCCTTGATGCAATCGATGCACAGATTGCTTCTGAATTAAGGGCTGAACTTTCTGAATCGGCAAAACGTGTTCCTCCTGATCGTTGGATGTATATGCCAGGTGGTGGAATCCCATTATTAACTCAAGAACAAGCACAGGCAGAGCTAGATAGACTTGATTATAAAATAGCGTATTCAGAAACACAGACACCTGAAGGATTACTTAGATTAAACATGCTCGCCTACCAGAATGCCCCACCATCAACTAATTGGCGAGAAAAACCAACAATCGCTATCAATCCGAATACTGGAGATATTCTGGGTTACACTATTCAAAGCGCATATACTGATGCTGAAAAGTATAGGGCAGCGTTGGATGAGCTAGAAACACGATTTGCTAATGGAGAAATATCTACTGAAGGCTACAAGCAAGCGTTACGTGAACTTGCTGAACAGTATGATACTGGCACTAAACTTGCGAAACAATTCGGTGACGCCATACTCATCACTACAGTAAGCTCTCTTACTGATGAATTCTATGAGCTTGGCGAAGCGATCGCCGATGGTGCGAATGCGTGGACTTCGTTCGGCGATGCAATGAGCGATACTCTTGAAACAATTCTTGTTATGCTACCAAAACTAGCGGTACAGGCTGGATTGCAAATGCTGACTGATATAAATCCAGCAAATGATACTCTAGGCCTTGCGTTGATTGGTGGTGGGCTTGTAGGGAGTATTGGCGCAGGGCTATTAAAAAGCAATGCGCTTGGAGATGTTTATACTTCTCCATCTTTGCATCAATATGCCAATGGTGTTTATAGCAATCCACAATTATTTACATTCGCAAAAGGCGGAGTATTCGCTGAAGCTGGGCCTGAAGCTATAATGCCGTTAGCGCGTGATTCGACAGGGAAGCTAGGAGTATCCGCCAAAGCAACAGGCAATATCGATATTCAAATCAACAATTATTCGTCGACACCGATTGCAAGCAAGACGCAAACGATTACTGATGCTGCTGGGAATAAAAAGATTATCCTTACCTTACGGGATATAGTACGGCAAGAAATTGCCTCGGCAAACGCAGGTGGCGTGAGGAAAAGCTAAATGGAATACTGGCCGACTTCTTTACCGGTCCGACCACTTCAAGATGGCGCTAGCGTATCGTTACCTGACAATAGGCGTGTTACAAAAATGGACGCTGGCCCTGCAAAGATTCGTCTTAAAGCAACGACAGCGCCTGAACCGCATCGATACTCTTATGCAATGACGGCTGCACAGCTTGCGACGTTCAAGGCATTTTACCAGACGACCTTACATTATGGAACTGATACGTTCTACTGGCCTGATTGGCGATTGTTTAATGATGACGCGGCACCTGTTTATGTTGAGGCGCGCTTCTCTCCAGAAGCCAACCCGCCGAGTTATACGCCGAACGACCATGAGTTTATTGTGAATGTTGATTTAGAGGTATGGGCATGAGCACTACACTGTCTGCAAAAGTCAAAGCTGCTTTATTCGCGCGAGAAACAAATGGCGCCGCTATAGTGCTCATTACTATTTCGCATCCTTCAGTCAGTACGATATATATAACAAATAATACAGTACCGCTTACTTATGAAGGGCATACCTATGCCGCCGTACCGTTTGTGCTTGATT